GTCGCGATATCGCCAGATATGCTGGGAAACAGGGGGGAAACGCTGGATCCCTGGCGGCTTTCACCCCCCCGCGGATAATGACGCCGCGACCGTCGGACGTGGTCGGGAGTTACGGGGAGGCGGCCTGGGCCTGGGCCGGCGACCAGCTGGAAGTCGCCCCGCTCCCCTGGCAGGGCTACGCGCTCGATCGGATCCTGGAACACCGCGCCGACGGATCACTCCGCTGGCGGATCGTCGTCCTGACCGTGGCCCGCCAGTCGGGGAAGTCGGTCCTGGGCCGCGTCGGATGCGGCTGGCGTATGCGATGCGGCCGCGCCTACTTCGACGAAAAACAGCTGGTCGTATCGACCGCGAATAAACAGGCGACCGCCCGCGAAATCTGGCAAGAGGCCGCGTATACGCTGATCACCCATGACCCCAGCGTCCGGATCCGGATGGCGCTGGGGTCGGAGGAAATCCGCGTCCTGGGCGACGGCGGCCGCTGGATCGTCCAGGCCGCGACCGCGAACCTGGCCGTCGGCCTGACCGTATCTCACGGCCTGGTCGACGAGGCCTGGAACGTCGATAGGGCCGCGGTCGAATCCGGCCTGGTGCCGACAATGCTGCAGCGGCGGAGCCCCCAGCTATGGATCGTGTCGACGGCCGGCGACTCTGGATCAGACCTCCTGGAAAGCTATCGCGGGGCCGCGCTCCGCCAGCTGGACGACCCCGACACGGCCGAAATCCTACTCCTGGAGTGGTCCGCGGAGCCCGACGCGGATATCGACGATCGCCAGGCCTGGCGGGCGGCCAGCCCACACTGGACGGCGGAGCGCGAAAGTTACCTGGAAATGCAACTAGAGGTACTTCCGGAGCAGACATTCCGAACCCAGATGCTGAATCAGAAGGTGGCGGCCCTGGGCGGCTGGCTTTCGCGGGCGGCCTGGGATCGATGCCGATCCCCGCTGGAACTGGCCGCGGCCGGCGACGCCGATCGGCTATATGCGGCGATCGAGTACGCCCAGGACGGGGGGACGTTCGCGATGGTCGCGGCCCAGCGGGTCGGGGATCGGATCGTCGTGCGATCGGAGCAATACCGGAGCCTGGACGACCTCTGGCGTCGGGTATGCGAACTCCCCCGCTCCGCGATCCTCCTACAGTCGATCGGATTCAAGGATCGGCTACCCCTGGCCCCGTGCGAAACGCGGCCCGTCGGGATCGCCCAGCTACGCTCCGCGACCCGCTACGCCGGCCGTGCGATCACGGACGGAGTCGTCGCCCACAACGGCGACCCCGACCTGACCCAGCACGTCCTTTCGGCCGTGATCGCCTACAGCGAATCGGGGCCCGTGCTATCGATGCGGCGATCGCCGGCCCCGATCACGCTGGCCCGTGCGATGGTCTGGGCGCTGGGGGCGATCCTGGAACCCGAAACGGCCGGCCGGCCGATGATCGCGGCCCGCCAGTCGTGACCCAGGGCCAGCTATTCGACGCCGGCCCGCCCGCCCCGCTCGAGGACCCCCGCCCGATCCCAGGCCCGCCAGGCTGGGCCCCGTATAGCTCGATCCTGGTCTGGCGGTCGGTCGTGGCCTGGACGATCCTACGCTGGGCCGCCCAGCGCGGCTGGGCTGGGTGACGACGTCCGACCGGTCCTGATATGGTCGCGGCCGTGACGCTCACGGCCGACGACCCCCAGACCGAGCTAGTCCCGCTGACGCCAGCGGAGCGGGTCGCGGCCGTTCGACGGGGCCTGGAAACCGCGCTGGAAAAAGCCGAAACGCGGATCGAAAAGGCCCAGGCGAAAGTCGACGACGCCCAGCGCGACCTGGACGACTTCGACGCGGCGATCGAGGCCGTCCGGACGGAAGGGTAGGCCGTGCGACTCCTGGGCCGACGCCCCGCCGATCCAGCCCCCAGCCCCAGGGCGAACGGGGCGCTGGCCCCGATCACCTGGCCCCAGGGCCCGCTGGGGATCAGCCGCCAGTCGGCCGTCGCCCTATCCGTCGTCGCGAACGCATCGACGCTGATCAAGTCGATCGCGGCCCAGCTATCGATCGGCCGATTCCGCGGCGACACGGAACTGGATCCTGGGACGCTCCTGACCCAGCCCGATCCCGACACGACCTGGCCCGTCCAGATCGCGGAAACCGTCGACGACCTGATTTTCTACGGGGCCGCGGCCTGGCTGGTGCTACGTCGCGACGTCGAAGGGCTCCCGACGCGGGCCCGCCGACTCCCGCCAGGGTCGGTCGCGATCCGCTGGTCGACCGACTACGGCCGGCTATCGCGGATCGATTACGTCAGTATCGGCGGGGTCGAAGTCCCCCCCGACGACGTGATCCGCTTCGGGGCCGCCCACAACGGGATCCTGATCGACGGGGCCCCGATCATCCTGGCCGCGCTGCAGCTGCAGACGTCCGCGGATCGTTTCGCGAACGTCCCCCTACCGGCCGGCGTCCTGACGAATACCGGCCAGGAAATCGGGGAGGATGACGCGGCCGCGATCGTGACCGCTTTCGACACGGCCCGCGAATCGGGGGCGACCGCGTTCCTGCAATCGATGACCTATGAGCGGACCCAGCTGAACGCGGCCGACCTGCAGCTGGTGGAGTCGGTCGCGGCGATGGATACGCGGCTGGCCCGACTCCTGAACGTCCCCGTGTCGATGGTCGCGGCCAGCCCGACGGGCTCCGCTCACGCCCAGCTATACGCGAACGTCCCCCAGAACCTGACCCAGCTAGTCCAGCAGGCGGTCGCCCCGTACCTGGTCTGTATCGAGGACGCGATCACGTTCCAGGCGACGCCCCGCGGCCAGAACGTCGTATTCAATACGTCTGACTGGCTCCGTTTCGCCCAGGTGTCGATGCCGAACACCCAGCCCGCGGGGACTCCCCCGCTGACCCCAGAGGGGGCCCCCCAGTGAGAATCGAGCTATCGCCCCAGCCGATCCAGATCCAGCTGGATCGATCCCAGTCCCAGATCAGCGAAGATGCGGAACTCCCGCCCAGCCGCGTCGTCGGCGGCCTGGTCGTCCCCTATGGGGTGCCTGGGATCGTCCGCGTCAACGGGGAGCCGCGGCGGGTCACGTTCGCGGCCGACAGCGTCGACGTGCCCGAGCACGTCCCAATGATCCTGGCGCATAACCTCGACCGCCCGATCGGCGTCCTGGTAACACACGCCAGCGGGGAGGCCGGCCTATCGGGAGTGTTCGCGATCGACGCGACGCCTGACGGGGACACGGCGATCGCCCAGGCCAGGAGCGGGAGCCGCCGCGGCCTATCGGGCGGGATCGACGTCGACCCCGACGGAGTGACGGAAACCGACGACGGGGGCCTGACCGTGACCGCGTCGCGGCTGGCGGAAGTGTCCCAGGTAGTGCTAGGCGCATACGACGGAGCCGCGATCACCCAGATAGCGGCCCAGCAAACCCCCCAGGCGGAAGGATCCGAAATGCCAGACGACGTCCAGCCGGCCCAGCCGGCCCTAGCACCGATCACGACCCCCGACGACGCCCCGCCCGTCGCGGAGCGGCGGCCCGTGATCGTGACCGCGGAGCGCGACCAGCCGGAAATGCGGCTGGGCGAATACGTCCAGACGCTGGTGCGGGCGGAGCGCGGCGACCGCGTCGCCCGCGGCCGGATCGAGGCCCAGCTATCCCGCGGCGACCTGACGACGTCGCCAGGTGTCGTGCCGATCGTCTACGTCCAGACGATCATCGACAGCCTGGGATTCGACCGCCCGCTATTCGACGCGATGGATCACGCCGAAATGCCGGCCGCGGGGATGACGATCCGACGCCCCGTGATCACGAACCGCCCCGACGGCGGCTGGCTGGCGAACGATCAAGCGGGAGCCCCGACCAGCCCCGTCGCGATCGGCGACCACGACGAAGCGGTCCGACAATGGGCCTGGGGCGGATCCGCGTCGGTCGCCCTGGTCGAACGATCCAGCCCGTCGTATATCGAGGAGGTTTTCAGCCAGGCCGTGAAAGCCTACTATCGCGACGTCGAAGCGGACATCGCGGCAGAGTTTCCGGCCGCGACGGGCGGGCCGGCGACGCTGGGGGCGGCCGTGGCCGCATACCTGGCGGCCTACCGGAGTTATCCGACGCTTCTGGTATGCGGGGCCCAAGCCTATGGGTCCCTCCTGGACGCGACCGGCGTCCTGATGTTTACGTCGGGATCCGCCACCGCGGCGGGCGGGGGGACGGTCGCGGGGCTCCGGGCCGTCGCATCGCCCGACGTCGCCCCAGCTGATGCCTGGGTGACGGCCGGCGACTTTATCGAGTGTCGCGAGTCGACGCCGATCCGGCTATCCGTATCCGACGTGACCAGCCTCAGCCTGGAAATCGGCGTGACGGCGTTCTTCGCCAGCACCCAGACGCGGGCCGCGATCGGCGGAGTCAACGGGGCCGTCGGGATCCCAGGATTCACGGGCGGGGCGCTGGCCCAGCCGGCGAAGCGGGAGTCGAAGTAAGCTAGTCCCAGCCCCCCGCCCCGCTCCTGGTCGTTTCAGGCGGCGGCGGGGCGGGGGGCCTAGCAGGGGAGCGGAAACCGTGTCTGATACCTGGCCGATTACGACAGACGACGTCCAGAGCTACCTGGGCCCCCTGGCCGACCCAGGCCGGATCCAGGACGCGGTCGACGCGACGATCGTCTACGTCGAAGGGCGACGGTCCGACCTCGACCTGGCATCGGGGACGGCCCCCGCCGACGTCTGGCTGGGGTCCGTGATCTATGCGTCGATCGTCTACAACCAGCGATCCAGCCCGTCCGGTATGGCGGCTTTCGGGGACGCCGCGGCGATCGATATCAGCGGGGATCCAGCCTACCCGCGGGCGATGCGAATGATCGGCTGGCGGAGGCCGATCGCCCTATGAGCGTCGCCCCCCAGAATCTGGTGATCACGGCCCTGGACGACCTGGTCTATGCGATCGCGTCGACGGGGATCAAGGCGACCCGCGACCCGAACGAGATGGTCCCCCCCGCCGCGATCGTGACGGCCCCCAGTTTCGTCGGGGGGACGCTGGGGGCGCTGGTCGTGACCGTCCCCGTTTACTTTGTCGCGACCGACGCCGGCCAGGCCGGCCTGGACCAGATGATCGAGCTATTCATGCTGGCGTACCCCGCCCTGGGGACGCGATCGGCCGTTCCGACACTCTGGGTTAGCCCGCTGAATCCCGACGGGCTCCCCGCATACCTCGTATCCGTGACACTGACTATCGAAGGGTAGGCCGCGAAATGGCGTTCAAAGACTCACGACTAGGCCCTGGGACGCTACTCCTGGGGACGACGCCTGGCACCGAATACGGTTTCCAGGTGTCGGCCTGCAAGCTGGTCCCGTCCGTCAACTCGACCGACGGGACGCCGACGCTGGCCGATCCGGAGCCGCCCCCGCTGACCGAAACGACCTACAGCCTCGACGGGACGGCCGTCAACGACTTCACCGATCCGGGCGGCCTGCAGCGGTACTGCTACGACAACGACGGCCTGGAAACCGATTTCGTCTGGGTCCCCAGCACCCCCGACGGGGCCAGCCTGGCCGGCCAGCTGACGGTCCGCGCTTTCGAAATGGGCGGCGACGTGGCCGTCCAGCTGACAACCGATTTCAGCTGGCCCTGTACCGGAAAACCGGCCTGGACGGACGGGGCGACCGCGGCCGCGGCCGGCGCTGGGAAAGCTGGCAAGTCGTGATCAGGATCGAGGGGACGATCACCTATCAGGACGGTCGCACGGAAACATACGAGGCGACCCAGCGCGAAATCGCGGCCTGGGAACGCTACGCCCTACGGAACGGGCTCCCGACCGGAATGGGGACGACGTCGGGGCCGCTGGTAACGATGACGCGGTATCTGGCATATGCGACCGTGACACGGGCCGCCGACGACCCCGTATCGTTCGAAGTCTGGGACGCGGGGGTCGCGGAAGTCGACGCCCCCGATCCTGGGGAGGCGGATCAGGGGGCCGTCGACCCTACCCTGACGGGACGATCAGCCGACTCCTGGCCGCCATCGCAATAGAAACAGGGATCCCGCCCAGCGTCCTAGAAACGGAGCCCCCAGAAATGATCGCGACGATCGTCGAAGTCCTGGCCCAGAGGGGGCGACGCCGATGACCCGCGGCGGGGGCCTGGGGGTCGACGTGGTCGTGACCGGAGTCGACGAAACGATCGGCGGAGTCGACAAAGTCCAGACGAACCTGGACCCGCTGGGCGGAGCGATGCGGAGCGCGATCCAGGCGGCCGGCGACGGCCTGGCCCGTGCCCTAGTCGCGGCCGCGGGGGCCAGCCCGACGCCCCAGGCCCGCCTGGTCGCCCAGACGATCCACGTCGTTCAGACCACCCAGGCGACCATCCAGGGCGGGGGCGGGGCCGGCGTCGGATCCCGCGGGACGCCGGCCGCGGAGCTGGTCGAAGGATCGGAGCACGGCGGCCGGAACTTTGTCGCCCCCAGGAACGCGGCCGGCTACTGGATCGCCCCGACCGTCCAGCGGTATCGCGAATCAGAGGCCCCCCAGCACGTCCAGGCCGGCGTCGACGACGCGATCGCGGCGGGCGGATTCTGATGGGCCTGGCGGGGAGTTTCTTCGGCGGGTCTGGCGATATCCTGATCAAAGTCGGGGCCGACGTCGGCGGGGCCGTCGCCGGCCTGGGCGACGTCAAGGGGGCGCTGGCCGACACCCAGACGACGGGCCAAAAAGTCCAGGCGGGGATCCGATCGGCGGCCGTCCCCGCCGCGGCCGCGCTAACCGGGCTAGCCGCGGCCGGCCTGGCCTGCGTGAAATCCGCCGCGGCCGCCCAGGAATCCCAGTCGAAACTGAACGACCAGATCAAGCGGTCGACGGGGGCCAGTGACGAGGCGATCAAGTCGACGAACGACTGGGTCGGGGCCTACGGAAAACAGGTCGCGATGACAAAGGGCGAACTGAACCCCGCCCTGGCGAACCTGGTCCGGGCGACGGGCGACGTGGCAGAGGCCCAGAAACTCCTGGTGATATCGACGGATATCGCGGCCGCGACGGGGAAGGATCTCGCGAGCGTATCGGGGGCCGTCGGGAAAGCCTACAACGGATCCGCGGGAGCCCTGAAACGCCTGGTCCCCTCGATCAGCGACGCGGCGATCAAGTCGAAAGACTGGGCCCAGATCCAGAAGGAACTGAACAAACAGGTCGGGGGGGCCGCGGCCGAATCCGCGAAAACGACGGAGGGGCAATACCGGAGCCTGGAAAACAGCATGAAAGGCCTACAGGTGTCGATCGGTATGGCCCTACTCCCAGCGTTCCAGAAGCTGATCGACGTGATGGGGCCGCTGGCGAACCTGGCGAAAGCTCACGGCGACGCGGTCGCCTATCTGGGGATCGCGGTCGCGGGCGGAGCCGCCGCGATCCTGGTGATAAACGCGGCCATGAGCGCGGCCGCCGCGATCAGCGCGGCCTACGGGGCCGCCCAGGCCGTGCTGGGCTCCCAGATCGTGATCACGACCGCGAAAACGATCGCCCAGGCCGCGGCGACCGTCGCCAGTCGGGCCGTGTTCCTGGCCGTCCGCGGGGCGACGATCGCCTGGACGGCCGCCCAGTGGCTCCTGAACGCGGCCCTAACGGCGAACCCGATCGGCCTGGTGGTCGCGGCCGTCGTCGCGCTGGGAGTCGCCCTGGTGATCGCCTACAGGCACTCCGCGACGTTTCGCCAGATCGTCGCGTCCGCGTTCCAGGTGGTCCGCCAGTACGGCGTCCTAATGCTGGGCCCGATCGGCCTGTATATCAAAATGATCCAGCTGGCCTGGGAGCACTCCCAGACGTTCCGGGATATCGTCGTCGCGGCTTTCAACGCGGTAAAGGGGGCGATCCAGGCCGTGATCGACCTGGTCCGAAATATCCACTGGCCCAGCGCCCCGTCGTGGCTGAATAAAATCCCGCACGGGATGACGGCGACGGGCGGCTACGCCTACGGGATGCCGACGCCCGTCTGGGCGGGTCCAGGCCTGGCCGCGGAAACGGGGGCGGGGATGGTCGTCCACGTTTCGGTATCAGGGGCGATCGACCCGGAGGCGACCGCGATCCAGATCCGTCGCATCCTGCAGCGGTATGACCGACGCCGCGGACGCCGGCCGCTGGGCGGGGAGGCCCCAGAGTCGTGACCGACGCGACCGTCCTGGATACGACGACCTACGCGATCGCGGTCCTGGTCGACGACGTCGCGATCCCCCAGGATCTGATCGTCGCGGACGTGACGATCCGATCGGGGCGGAGCCGCCAGGACGACGGCCTGGAACCCGCGACGGCCGTGATCGAGCTCCTGGACGCCCAGCCAGGCCAGGTGACGGTCGGGATCGCCCAGGTACTGGGGATCACGGTCGACCCAGGGACGGGCCCGACGCCCAGGTTTACGGGGCGGATCACGGAGATAACGCGGACGCCGATCCAGGGCGGATCGGGATCCAGCTGGACGATCGTCGCGGCCGGAAATATCAGCCGCCTGGCCCGATTCCTACTGACGCTCCCGATCCCCCAGGAGTCGGCCCCCGCCAGGGCCCAGCGCGTGATCGAGGCCGTCGGCTTTACAGTCGTGATCCAGGGCGGGGCCGGCCTGACGCTGGCCCCCTATGGCGTCGCCGGCGACCCGCCCGCGTCGGCCGATCAGATCATGGGCCAGCTGATCACCGACACGGGGGCGACCGTCGCGGACCTGGGCGACGGGGCGATCCTCTGCCAGTTTGGCGACGGCCGGCTATCAGAGGACCGCTGGACGCCCGACCCCGCGATCACGAACGCGGAACTGGCTTTCGCCCAGTCCGACGACGTCGTCAACGATTGCCGCGTCGCCTGGGCGGGCGGCCTGGTAACGGCGACCAGCCCAGGATCGATCGCGGCCTACGATCACCGCGGGATCAGCCTGGACACCCAGCTGGCCGACGCGGGATCCGCGACCACGCGGGCGAACTCGATCATCGGCCGGCTGGCCTATCCGGCCTGGGCGATCGACGCCCTATCAACGTTCGACCGCGACTTTTTCGCGCACGGGATCGGCGCGGTCGTGACGATCGACCAGCTACCCGCTGGGGCTCCGGTAGAGTCGCCCTGGTCTGGCGTCCTGGAAGGATGGTCGGAGCACTACCAGCCCTCGACCGACGGATCCGATCGACTCCTGGGGGTATTCGTGATCGCCCTGGGCGACACCCAGCATTCAGCCGAAACCGTCCACTGGGGCGGAGTGACACCGACGCTAACCTGGGCCGGCGTCGACCCCGCCACCGCCTGGTATGAGGCGATATCGAACGCGGCCCTAACCCCGTGAAAGAGGCGACCCTATGAGCGCGATAGCACCACGCGGCGGAGTGACGCCAGGCGGGCTCCCGTGGCCCGCTGACGAGGACCCAGTGATGGCTGGGGCCCAGGCGATCAAGGCACTAGCCCAGGCCGCCGAACAGAAACTGATCGGGGGGAGCCCCCAGAGCGTTTACGAGGGACTCCGGAACCTGGGAGCGTCGGGGGCCCCGATCGCCTGGACGTATGACCCCGTTTTCGGCGGGTCGATCGGGAGCTATGCGCCGACGAATAACCGCCTGCAGATGGTCGCGATTACCGTCCCTCACGCCTATACGTCGGCGGGGGTAATGGTCGTGACCGACACGGTCGGGACGGGATTCCCTGGGACCGTCTACAACGGTTTCGGACTCTGGCAATACGCGGCGAACGGCGACGCGACATTCCTACGCGACACGGGGCCCAGTAACGGCGTCCACTGGACGGTCGCCGGCCTGAATCAGCGACCCTGGGCCAGCCCGATCCAGCTGGACGCTGGGGCCGTTTACCTGGTCGGATTCACGGAGCAATCGACGGGCCAGCTGGCGACGATCCGCGGGATGCCTGGCTCGCAGGTAAACGCCGGCCTGGCGACGCCATTCTGGCGATCGGCCGCGGTAACGAACCCAGGATCGACCCAGGCCAGCGTTATGAAAACCTGGCCGGCCGCGTCGATCATCGCGGACAACCGCGTCCCCCTCCTGGTGCTTTACTAATGCTGACCCGCTGGATAGCCGATCGACTGGCCCGCCGCCTGGGGCTAGAACTCCACTATCCGCCCAGGGCGGATCCGCCGCTGGAACCCCAGGGGACGCTGGCGAACGACGGGACGCCCTGCGGGATCCGGCCGCGGGGCCGGCCGACGACCTACGCGGGAGGGGACGGGAATCGATGGCGCTGAAACGTGATTGGCTCCCCTCGCCTAACTATTCGTCCAGGGGCGGGTCGGGCGTCCGCCTGGTGATCGTTCACACGGCGGAAGGGGCCCGAACCTACGACGACCTGGGGGCCTACTTCGCCAGCGGATCGGCCGGCGTATCCAGCCACGTCGGGATCGACGACACCCCAGGCCGGATCGGGGAGTACGTCAAGCGGCCGAATAAGGCCTGGACGGCCGGCGACGCGAACCCCTACAGCCTGAACGCGGAGCTATGCGGATTCGCCAGCTGGGGGCCCGCCGACTGGCAGAAACACCCAGCGATGCTGGACAATACGGCCCGCTGGATCGCGGAGGAATGCCGACACTACGGGATCCCGATCCAGAAACTATCCAGCGGCCAGGCCGCCAGCGGCCGCGGGGTATGCGGCCACGTCGACGTATCCGGCCCAGGCGGCCACTGGGATCCGGGCCCCGACTTCCCCTGGCCCCAGGTGATCGAGGCCGCGAAGTCGGGCGGCCCAGTCTACGGGCCCCCGCCCCCCGAACCCGCCCCCCTGGCCCTACCCCTACGAGCGATCGGAGCCGATCCTATGCCGCCCGAATACGTCGTCCACGTTATCGACGGGGACTATTTCGCGTTCTTCGCCAGCGGGCTAGTCCGCCGCGTCAGTAATCACGAAAGGAACGCCTGGGGAGCCGGCGACCCTGACGGGATCCCGCTGATCCAGGCAGAGGTAAACGACGAAATCACGACCCGCTGGAACGCCTACGATCAGGCCGTCCAGGGCCTGGTGAAAGAACGGAAATAGGGGGCCGGATGCGGCTGGCCGAACTCCTGGCGGGGATCGTCGGCGTTTACAGCGTGATCCTGGCCGCCCTGATCCGCCGCGTCGTCGTCTACGCGGAGCGGATCGCCCGCCTGGAACAGCGGGTCGACGACCTGACCCCCCAGCCGTTCCGACGCCGGCCCTAATCGGCCCGTAATCGCCCCCTGATACGCTGCAGCTGCAGCGGCCGGAATACGCCGGCCGCGACGAACGAAAGGGGGCGACCGTGACCTACGGGAGCCTAATCAACGTGATAGCCGACGGAGCCCAGGCCGTCGATCCCGTCGTCGGGATGCCGGCGACAATGCTTTCGTGGACGGATCGCCAGGCGGCGACCGTGATCGCGATCGAGCGGAACGGCCAGCGGATCATCGCCCAGGCCGACCTGGCGATCCGGACCGACGAAAACGGTATGAGCGACGCCCAGGCCTACCGATACGAGCGCGACCCGAACGGGTCGACGCGGACCTATACGCGGCGGGCCGACGGGAGCTATCGGGAGCGCGGCGGGACGCTCCGCCTGGTCCTGGGCCAGCGGTCGCACTACTACGATTACTCGTTCTAATGCGCTGGACAGTCGTTCGGGAAATCGGCGTGACGATCGCCCTGGCCGCGATCGAGGCGGCTCTAACCGCGGCCGCCGCGGCCGTCAAGGCCCGCCGATGAGGCGGATCCCGCTCCCATTCACCTATGACGACGGCGGCCGCCTGGCAAGCGGCCGCCGCGGCGATGCCGGCGATTGTGTCGTTCGGGCGATCGCGATCGCGACGGGCCAGACCTACAGCCAGGTATACGTCGACCTGGGCGGATTCGCGGCCCTGGCCGCCAGCCGGCGTCGGGATCCCGCGAAACGCCGGCCGCGGAGCGTCCGCGACGGCGTCCCCCGCCAGGCCTACGACGCATACCTGGCCGCGATCGGCTGGGTCTGGCGGCCGACAATGGCCGTCGGGTCTGGGTGCCAGGTTCACCTGGCCGCGGGCGAACTCCCCCAGGGCCGCCTGGTCTGCCGACTATCCGGACACCTAACGGCCGTCGTCGACGGAGTCGTCCGCGACACGTTCGACCCAGGCCGCGACGGGACGCGATGCGTTTATGGATACTGGCAGATGGGCCCCGTCGGCCTGACGGGCTCCGCGGCCGCCTGGACGGCCCAGCGGGAACGATCGACGGCCGTCCGCGAGTCGATCCCCGCCCTGGCCCTGGCCGGCGACGTCGACGTGGCGAATGCTGGACATACAGGGCCCGCCAGGGCCCGTCTAAGGCGATCCGGGCCCGATTATGTATGACCACGCCAGGAGGCGGAAAACGAAACGGAGCGGGCGGGAGCGCGGCCGCTGGGTCTATCTGCCAGGTCCCGACCTCGATCGTATGGGATTCGGGGACGACGACGGCCCCGTCTGGTATCGCACGTTCCCAGGGGAGCGCGGGCGGGCGGTCGTCGTCCTATACCGCGACGCGACGTGATCCTGGCGACGCTGGCCGTCCTGGGAGCGATCGCCCTGGCCCTGATCGCGATCGCGGGCTGGTCGTGAAACGCCGGCCAGGCCGTCCGAAAAAGGCGACGGGGATCAGCCGGCCCAGGGCCGTCCCCTGTCACTCCTGCTACCGACCCCTAACCGACGCGGAGCAAACCGCGGGATCACACTGTTTCAGCTGCAGGGCCCGCGGCTATCCGCTGAAACCTGCAAGGGACGACTAGGAAAAAAGTCGACGTGCAAACCCCGCCCTAACTGTTTCCGCCGCGGCCCCCTCTGGGCCATGCGGCGGAGGCTACAGTAGGCCGAAAACAAAAACAACCTGTGGAAAACCTGCGGCGGCTGGAAACAGGGCGGACAAAGATAGTGTGGCGCTACAGAAACGCCCCGACACCCCAGCGGCCGGCGATCGGCCTATAGTCGGCGGAACGCGACAGACCGCCGACAGAGGGGGAGCCCGTGCGACCGCCCGAATGGATCTGGATCGTCCTGGCCGTCCCGACCCTGATCAGCTGCAGCGTCGGCGTCGGCCTGGTCGCACTCTGGACGGCCCGCGACCTGGCCTGGCGTCGGCGTCAACGTCGGCGGGCCCAGCGGCCGCTGGCCGACGTGATCGAGCTACGACGCCCCGCCGATCGCGACGCTGGCGTCTGGAACGGCGGAGCCCGACGGCCCTGATAACCTCCCGCGATACCGGGGGGCTGGAATACGCCAGCCCGTCGACCGATATCGCGGGAGGTATCCACTATGCCAGACGAACGACGCCGACGATGGCGGATAGCGTCCGGATCCGGGCGACGGGGCCGGATCCAGGCCGGCTACGATTGCGACGAATGCGGGGGGACGGGCTGGGCGGAGATACCCCAGCCGCCCGGAGCCCTGACCGACACCCCAGAGGCCGCCTGGGTGCGACGTTGTCGCGGGTGCGACGGGAGCGGCCTGACGCCAGGCCGGCCGATGGTCGTCGGGGGGACGACGTGAGGCCGGCCCCGTCGACGGCCCCATTCGCCTACGACACCTGGCCGCTATGCGAACCCTGGGAGCGGGCCGGCCAGATCACGGACGCCGATCGCCAGCTGATCGCCGGCTGGGCCCGCGACGCCCAGGACGAAATCCGGCTGGAACTCGATCACCGCCTGGATATGGTCGCGGAGCGGATCCGCCAGATGGTCTGGCCCGGAGTAGAGTGACAGGGCCGCGGGCCCCCCGTGATCCGCCAGGGCTGACCGTGCCCTACCCCCCCCGCCCTGGTGGAGTGGAGCCGACGGGGGGCCCGCGACGCCCCGCCAGACCCTACCAGCCGGCGACGACCTGGGCGATCCCCCGATCGGGGGGGTAGCGAATCTGGCCGGCCGCCCGATACTGGGAGGGACGGCCGGATACGCCGGCCCGCGACCCAGGAGGTACGAAAAATGTTTCTGCCAACCCCCGTCGGGACGATCATCCACGAGATGGGCGGCGACCCCGACGACGGCGAAATCGTGATCGAGTCGGCCGGCGTCGACCGCGTCCGCCTGACGCTACGCCGGCCAGGCCAGGCCGCGGCCCTACTGATCTGGACGATCGACGCGGCTTCCGCTCACGAACTCGGGGCGGAGCTACAGCGCCGATCCGTGCTGGCGACGATCGCGGCCCAGCTGGCCGCGGTCGACGTCGTCCCCGCATAGTGGCCCGGAAAGGTCCGAACGACACGACGATCAGCCTATGGGCGATCAAAGGGTGGATCGCGGTCGCGCTCCTGCTAGTGGCCGGATGCGATCGCCTGACCCAGTGATCGACTAGGCTGGGCGGTATGGGAAATCACGCCCTGCTATGGATCATCGCGATCGCGGTCGTCGTCGTGGCCGCGGTCGTGGTGATCCGCTCGATCAGGTAGGCGACGGGCGGGCCCGCTCCCGTGCTGACAGCTGCAACGCGGCCAGAGGTGAGATGGTCCGCGGCCCGCCCGTCGCCAGGCGGGGGACGATAGCAGAGGGTAGGGCGGGCGGGGCTCCCGATCGACGCGGGGCCGGCCGTCGATGCCGCCCCCGCCCGCCGCGGGATGATACCAGCCAGCCCGCCCGGTAGCATCCCGCTATGGGACTCCCGTCCAGCATAGGGGAGCGGCCAGCCAGCCAGCGGGCGGAGTGGTCGCGCTTTCGTCGGCGTACCCTCCCCCTACTGATCGAGGCCCAGGGGGGACTGTGCGCCATATGCGGGGGGGCCCTAGACCCAGCTGGTGACGGCCGGCGTGGTGACGGTCCCCAGATCGATCACGTCGCACCGCTGGCCGACGGAGCCCCGCTGATCCCAGCCAGCCTGGACGAAGTCCGCGCGGTCCACGCCAGATGCAATCAGGTTCGCGGCCATCGAACGCGACAGCGGATCGGCACGTCGAAGCGATCACAAAAAAATAATCTGTTCGACCTCGACGAAAAGAAAATGATCGACGCGGCGACGACGATCGACGACGATCGCGATCGAGCCCGAATCTTTTTTGAACCCGCGTCTGAC